GAGGGGAGTGGTAACAAACCAATAACTATTGGTTCACCAGCTCAGTTTAGAAAATGGTTCAAAGAACGAAAGGGTAAAATTCACAAGGGATAATAATGGATTGGAATAAATTTTTTAACGATTTCGCAGATAAGTACTATTCAGTACCCGACTTCACTAATGAAGAACACGTGTATGCTCTACAAAACTATCTAATAGAACAAGGTATGTTAACAGAAGATATTGATTACGCTATCAAAACTCTTTTGTTTGAAGCACCAAAAAAACCTGCAAATCCTGAAATAGCAAAACAAGCTAAAAAATTAGGATTAGTATGGAAAAGAGTTGGTTATGGTAAAGAGGGTGAAAAAGGAATTACTCATAAAGTAAAAGATGGTAAACTTGAACCTGTAGATGATAAAGAACCAGAAGATGATAAAGAGAAAGGTGGAGAAGAAAAAGAAGAACCTAAAGCAACTGTAGTAGGTAAAGACGCTGTAGCAGATAGAGGTAAAAACCACAATACAGATGTTGATCCTGATTATACAGATAGAGGTATGGATGAACCTGAAGATGATAAAGTTAAAAATAATGTTGCTATTGAAAAATTAAATCATCCAAGATATGGTGCTCAAGCAAGAATTGAAAATAATTTTAAAAGAGGTTATATAGGTGATGAAGATGTAAAGAATATGAAAAATTTTCAATCAGATATGGAAGATTTTTTAAAAAACCCAACAAAAGAAAAAGCTAAAGAACTTACAAAAAAATATCAATTATCACAAAATCAAAGCGGTAGTAAATTATATGTAGGTATAATTGCAGGAAATGGTAGAAAAATATTAGGTGAAAAAAATGCACTTGTTAATGAATTAGGTAACCTGTTAAATAAATTCGTTCCATTAAAAGAATTAGGAAATAAGAAAAAGAAGTCTCAAGATAGATTAGCTGGTGCTTCTAAACCAGGACTTAAAACTGTTAGAAAAGCAGAAGATGATCCTGGAGTTAAAGAATTATATTCAAATGAACCTTACAATAGATTAAAAGAAAGATTCCATCAGGTATTTGGTCCTGTCGATGAAGAAGGAAATCTTTTGAGACCAAGTAGTAAATACTCAGCTGAATATTTTAGACAATCAGTAGGTGAAAATGAATCTTTAGATAACACTATTAAAGCTCTTAAAGAATTAGAATCTGAAGGTACAGTTCAACCAGGAGTTAGAAAAGCATTGCAACGTCATAAAAAAAGAATGGAAGATATCGCTAAAAAATATCCAAAAATGAAACCAGAAGAACGAAGAGCTGCAGTTGAACAAAGTTATTCTGATATGGCAAGAGAGATGCATGAAGCAGATCCTGACACAGCAAGAGGTTTAATGAAAAATTTAGCAGAGATGGCATTGTATGATGCAGAATTAGCAGGTGGTGATGAAGTTTATCTACCATCCGATGGTCAATTTCCATCTGCAGATAAAATGAGAGTTGATAGAGATGGTAAAGGTGTTGTTGAAAAAGTAGCAGGTGTATCAGTTAAGTTTGGTTTAGGTTCAAATGGTGTTTATGGTTTCCCTGGTGAAAGTGCTCAATATCAAAAGTTTCATCCAGATGAGGATAAAAGAACTTATATGAGAAATCGAGTAGGACATAAAGGACACGCATTAGGTGTAAGAGATGATTTGATAGACGATAAAGATAAATTTGACAATATGATAGATGAAAGTGGATTGGGTGATGCAATAGAAAATCCAGAAGCAGTAAGAATTAAACTTTCAGAAATACAAGCACAAGTAAATGAAGCTAGGTCTAAAATTGAAAATGAAGATGGTAAATATTCAAATAAAGATTTAGTAAAAATTAGAAAAGAATTAGAAGCACTTAGTGAAGAAGCACAAGCTGTATTAGAAGAAAATATAGATGTTGAAAAATTAGTAGAGTTGATGGGAAATAGAAATGCTAAAGAATTTATGAAAGGTGGTGCAAACGCAATAAATATAATAGCGATGGCAGCAGTTTTAAATACATCAGATGGATTATCTGTCATAGAACACAACCATCAAACTATTGATAAAGATGGTTTACATTCAGAAACAGACAAAGGTACACCAAATCTCAAAGACTGGCGCTTTGCATTTAGAGGATATGATACAAGAGGTGGTGGTTTAATGTCTGGCTTTGTAGGGGGAAGGAAATAATGAAAACACAATTACTGGCAACATTTTGTAAAAGGAATAGATTATACGAAACAATAGATTTGATTATAGCTTGTAACGATATAGTATTCGACAAGATATATGTATTTCAGAACGAAAACGATTATCATCAATTGATATGTACATACAATGTAGAAGCAACCGATGACTATGTTGAAAGTTCAGTAGACACAATTTCAATACATAGAAAGAAACAATCAAATTCTCTATACACAATCAATGCACTTAATGAGTTAGTTAAGAAACTAAACAATGGTGTATTAGATAATTCATTTCCAATACCCTGGGAGAACTACAGAAATCGCATGTTATTGACAAATGAAGAGGGACTGTATGAAATACCAACAAGGGTATATTCAATAATACATACAAAAACATGGAAATCTGATATTGACGAAAAATAAATTACATTTTGAGGAATATATATTATACTTATATATGTATGAAAACGGTTACAAATAAATTAGTAACAATTAAACAATTAACGAATAACAAATAGGAGATATCTAATGGATATTAACGCATTGAAGAAGCGTCTAGGTCAACTTCAAATCACAAACAATCGCACATCAAATCTTTGGAAGCCATCCCCTGGCACAACTCAAGTAAGAATCGTACCTTATAAATTTAATAAGGACAATCCTTTCATTGAATTGTTTTTCCATTATGATTTGGGTAGAAAATCTTATCTTTCACCAATGTCATTTGGTCGTCCTGACCCAATCGAAGAGTTTTCTCAAAAACTCAAAGCTTCGGGTAACAAGGAAGACTATCGTTTAGCTCGTAAAATCGAGTCTAAGATGAGAACTTTTGCTCCAGTAATCATTCGTGGTGAAGAGAATCAAGGTGTGAAGTTTTGGGGTTTTGGTAAAACAGTTTATCAAGAACTGCTTTCCATCATCGCTGATCCTGATTATGGTGATATTACCGATCAAATGAATGGTCGTGATATTACTGTAGAGTTCAAGACAGCAGAAGAAGTTGGAGCTTCGTTTCCAAAAACAACAATCAGGGTTAAACCAAATCAAACCCCGATTACAGAAGATGCAACTCTACTTGAGAATCTAATGGATAATCAAAAGGATATTACTGAGATATATCAGGAACAAACCTATGAAGAACTTACTGAAGTTCTAAATAATTGGTTAAATCCAGATGAATCTGAAGAATCACAAGAAGAATCTGTAACTGAATCTAAAGCTTCACCAAAAGAAGAAGTTAAAGAGGATGTATCAGCAGCATTTGACGATCTGTTTAATAACTAATAAAAGACAAATAAGTTGGGGAGTGTGAGTTCCTACTTTCGCTCCCCTAAGTTATCTAAAAATTTAGGAGAAGTTTATGTCAACAAGAGACGATTTGGCAGGGCAACTTGCCGCTAGTCTAAATAAAACTTTTAAAGATACCAAAGTTGCATACTTTCTTGACGGTAGTGATACAACACCTACAGATATAAAAGAATTTATTTCTACGGGATCTACATTATTGGATTTAGCCATTTCAAATAGACCAAATGGTGGAATAGCAGTAGGTAGGATATCAGAACTTAATGGATTAGAATCAAGTGGTAAATCTTTAGTTGGTGCACATCTTTTAGCTGAGACTCAGAAAAAAGGTGGTGTAGCAGTCTATATTGATACTGAAACTGCAGTAAGTCAAGACTTTCTGAAAGTTATTGGTGTCGATATTAATAATATGTTGTATCTACATTTAGAAACTGTCGAAGATATATTCGCAGCAGTAGAAGAGATTGTAGCAAAAGTTAGAGAGTCAGATAAAGATAGGTTAGTAACTATTCTTGTAGATTCACTTGCAGCTGCATCAACTAATGTAGAGATGGAAGCTGACTTTGATAAAGATGGTTGGGCTACATCAAAAGCAATTATTATTTCAAAAGCATTAAGAAAAATTACTCAAATGATTGGTAGACAAAGAGTGGCTCTTGTGTTTACAAATCAGTTAAGACAAAAATTAGGTGTGATGTTTGGGGATCCTTGGACTACAAGTGGTGGTAAAGCACTACCATTTCACGCATCTACAAGAGTTAGATTGAAGAACAAAGGTCAAATCAAAGATAAAAAGAATCACGTTATTGGTATGACTATACTTGCACAAGTTGTCAAGAATAGATTAGGTCCACCTTTGAGAAGTTGT